CAATAATCTTTATCATAACCACCTCCACCGCCATAATATGGACGCTTGTATTTATCGTCATCATCGTCATCATCTTCATCGTCATCATCCCAATCATAACTGCTGCTCATACTAATCATCTGCACAGGGTCTGTATATGACGGCTGAAATGTGCTCATAATATCATAATTACCAAAATCTACAACAGAGTCATTGGCAAAAATGCCGCTAACAAACATAGTAAAGATAAACAATAGTTTCTTATTCATATGCTATAACTATACAGGTTTTTATGCTATACTCAAGCATAAAATCTATAATAAGTAATAATACGGTTATATCTTATAATCTTCGTGCTGTATGCTTTTTAGATTATTGTATATGTAATGTACCCAATAATCAAGTTCGTGTGATTCATCTACTTTCAGATGATAATCAGTTGGTTGTGTAAATAACTTTGTTGTATCAGTAAAATCTCTAACTGGTTTTCTTGCCATTAATATTACATAAGCATCTTTGGCGCCAAATGCCTCTCGTGCTGCTGCCGTAGGGCATACAAAATCTGCTATGGCATATACACCTGTTCTATTTACTATATCACATAATACTCCCATTCTTCTGGCGTGTTCTATTCTATCAGCTACATCAAACGTAAGGTCTTTATTTATTTTAGTTCTTATTTCGTCGGCGTTGAAATGAACAGCGTTCAATATTTTTGATAACGCAGTAGATAATGTTGTTTTACCCGAACCAGGCAAACCCATAACAAGTATCTTTTTCATAACTACGGTTAGTGTTAATATTTATGTAAATTTTTACAGATTAAAAAACCAGTTCATCAAACTTTACAATTTGTAAACAATTTTTTTTCTTTTACGTGCTCAACTGGGCATTCGTAAAAATATCTTATTCTGTTTTTAAATCTATCTCTTTTTGAAACTTTTTTCCAATATTCGGAAGAGCTTGTAGTTACTATAAGAGCCGTAGTCATAGTGTCATTTAATATAACATATGCATACGGTTTTGGATCAGCATTATCGAATGTATGACATACGTCAACTATGATTGTTTTATAAGGAAAATCTTTTAGACCAGAAAATTTTAAAGATTTTCTATGTTTTACTTCTATTCTTTTACTTCCATTCAATTCATCAACAATTTCGAGATCTCCGTCGTCTGCATATTCTGCCATTTTCTCTACGCTTGGCCTTTCCTTGACTTCGAATATATTTACTTTTTTTCCTAATGAACGAAGCCAATCGGCGACGACTTCTACGGATTTTTTGCTTTCTCTCAAATCGGAGATAAAATTGGGATCTTCCTTTTCATACTTGGAAAAACTATATTTCATATAATGGTAGTGGGTGCGGCGTTTGAATCCGCTATCTTGGCTTATGAGACCAGCATTATACCACATTAATTAACCCACCCTAACAATTTGGTAGTCCCAGAGGGAATCGAACCCCCGCTCGGCACTAATCAGGTGCGCACAGTTTATAAGGCTGTCGGTGCTTCCAGTTACACTATGGGACCAAATCAACTAACAATGGCTAGTATGGATATTTTCTATCAGAAGTCAATAACTATTTTTCAATTAAGTTTTGTTTGAATATTTTCCAGCAATTTTCCCAAGTCCAATATGAACCATTCATCGCGACTATATCACGGTTTAGTTTTAGCGATTTGTTGATACAATCTTCAAGATTATCTCCCATATATCCAGTCAACCCATCTTGAACAATATCTATTGGACCAGAAACGGGATATGCGGCTATTGGCGTGCCTAAACTCATTGCTTCTATCAAAACTATACCAAATGTGTCTGTTTTGCTGGGAAAACAAAATACATCTGCGTTTATATATTCATTTGCTAAATCTTTTCCGGTTTTGTATCCAAGGAACTTTACATTTTTATATTTTTTCTCTAAATGTTTTCTATATGGACCATCACCAACCAAGCGAACTTCATATTTGTCTTGTAGAACACACAAGTCATCCAGATTTTTTTCAAGGGATATTCTGCCAACATATAACACAACAGGAACTTCATTATTTTTTCTTTGAGTTGTTGGCGTCAGCAGATTCTTATCAACTCCTCTTGTCCATATAACCATCTCAACGTCAAAATTGTTTTTACTCAGTTCATTCATCATTGACTTGGTAGTAACCAATACTCTACCAGAATGTTTATGAAACCATCTTACATAAGAATATGTGATACACTTTGGTATTTTATACATTTCATTCACATACTCTGGAAACTTTGTATGATATGAAGTGTTGTATTTGTATTTCTTACTATCACAATATAGTTTGGCAAAAAGTCCAAGCGGGCCTTCTGTAGAAATATGAATATAATCTGGATTGTATTCTTCTATCTTTTTTCCTAATCCAAATGGCAGGCTCATTTTTACTTCCGGATATCTTGGCATACTAAAATGCTTATACATTTCCGGTGAAATAAAGCATACCGTATGTCCATCATTTTCCGCCTGTATCTTTATATTCTTGTATGTAGTTACAACGCCATTTATTTGCGTGAAAAGATTATCCGTTACTATTAGTATCTTTTTCATTGTAGTGTATCAACTCAAATGTTCCATTGTGATGCTCTACTATGGCGGTCAATGATTCTACCCAATCGCCGCAGTTCATATAATGAACATCATTTATATGTTTCATTTCTGGATGATGTATATGACCGCATATTACGCCAACATATCCTTTTCTTTTACAATGATTAGATATATTAGTCTCAAACTTGAATATAAAATCAACGGCCTTTTTGACGCGATGCTTCAAAAACTTGCTGAAACTCCAATAACCAAATCCAAGTTTATGTCTTATCCAGTTATATTTTGTATTTAGGGCAAGAATAAAATCATAACTTTTGTCTCCAAGAAAACTAAGCCACGGAGCCAATCTTGTTATACCATCAAATAAATCTCCGTGAACAACAAGATATTTTTCACCATATACACTAATATGTTCTATTTCATTACATAACTTGATGTTTCCTACTTCAAGTTCATATGGCAGCATCAATCTGAAAAACTCATCGTGATTGCCAATAACATATACTATTTTGGTATCATTACGATGTAGTTTCAACAATCTTCTGATTACTTCAGAATGGCTGTTTTTCCATTTTGACCTGTTTTGTTGAAACTTCCAACCATCTATGACATCACCGACGAGATAAAGAGTCTCGCAACTGTTACATTTTAGAAAATTTTCTACCTCTTTCGCCTTGCTATTTTTAGAACCGAGATGTAGGTCGGATATAAAAATAGAGCGATATTTAGGTAGTTTCATTTAGTCCGCTTTATCTCCAAACATGAACTTGTTGGCAATAACATCTATGTTATGAAATGCTATGCTAACCTTATCTATAATCCAAGGATCTAACTTTACAGTTTCACTTGCCATAATCTCTTTTATACGCTTACACTTTTCTTCTATGGCAGTTAGTTGATATTCAATCATATCCTGCTGGCGTTCTGGATTTAATGTTACCATTTCATCCATTACTTCTTTGATAAGGTCTTTGAGTTCTGATTTTTTCATATAATAATAAATATATACACATAAACAAAAACCCAGCATTTACGCTGGGTTTTCGTGAGTTGATATATATTAACTATATCAAGGCTTTGGAGGCAGGAATGTGCCTGTACCAGCATTGACTGGATATACTCCACTCAAGTTGGTAGCAAAACTCAATGCACTCAAATCTGTTACTCCCTTGGCATTGAACGTAAGTGCCGAGGTCTTTAGCAGATTGGATAGTGTAATATTTCCGCCAGCAGTTAGTGTTAGAGCACCAACCAACGAGTTTGTAGAAGCGGCAGAAGTATTGAAAATATCTCCACCACTTACAACGCTGGTAGTTCCACCGTTCAATGAACCAATGTTTGTACTATTGAGTTCATTTAGGTTGATTGCTCCAGTGCCAGCAGCGACTGACACCAATCCAAAGTTGTTGTTTGGTTGAGTCAGGCTAACTTCAGCATTATTGGTATTGACGACCAAGTTTCCACGAACATCCATAGAAGTTGTAGGAACTTGAGTAACTGCTGCTCCAGCAATACCTGTGGTAGAAACGGTAAGGTTTCCGCCAACATTAGTCGTACCAAGCGAAGTAGCACGAGCCTGTGTCAGTACCGCATCAGTTGTAGCAGTTAGTGTAACATTTCCGAGGTTGTTTAGACCGGCGGGATCGTTAAGATTTACATTTGTCGCAGTAAGATTGCTTGCGCCAGCAGTAACGCGGCTAGTAGCGAGCAATTGCACAATGTCATTCTTACTTGTGGCAACCAGATTGCCAGTTACAGCAACACGGTTTAGGTTGAGTGTAGCGTCCTCAACGATAGTAGCATTACCACGAACATCAAGGCTTACTGGACCAAAACTATGCTTTGCACGAGCAATATTGACATCACCAGTTGTAACAAATGATGTCGGACCGTACACGAACTGCTTTTCTGCTGTATCAACTACAGTAGGAGCGGTAAATGTAGTATTACCAGAACTTCCCAAGGCAACGCCAGTCAAGGCGATGCGGGACAGTGCCGTTACAGTTGTATCACCAGTTCCGCTGTTAGTAACATTGGCAAGAGTAACCGCACCACCACCAAGAGTGATGTTGCCAGCCGCCATTACATTATAGTTTGTAGAAGCGGCGGTACTTGCAGCAACAATGTTATTGCCACTAACCGTAACATTTGTGCTGGTCAAGCGTGGAAGCGAAACATCCTTACCAGAGACAGTCAGGTTTGTTACGTTGAGCGTACCAGTACCTTGTGTGACAGCACCAGCGGTCAAAGCGCCAGTAGCATTGATGGTGATATTTCCAGTAGAAGTAATAAAGCCGTTAGGAGCAATGATTACATTTCCGCCGGAAGTATTGATGTCGGTCTTGCCATTTAGCACAGCAGGAGCAGCAAAACTGGAACCCAGAACGGCATTACCGCCGTATGTATTGACTACAAGATTTCCAGTAACAATGGCACCTCCAATGTTTGTGTTACGAGAAGCAATGGTAATGTTCTCCGAAACTGCCTGCAACACCGCGCCATCAGTAACGGTTACTCCATTTGTGAGAACGCTCGTGGGCAGGTTGTCTTGGCTGGGCAACTTTGCGTTGGTATTCCAGTATCCAAGAGAAACAGTAGGATCGTCAACGGTGCTGACGTATAATCCAGCAACATTGATGGTGCTAGTACCACCGATAAGTACGCCGTTTGGATTTAGAATGAACACTCGTCCATTCGACTCGATGGCACCGTTGATGGTGCTGGCTGCTCCACCGGAGACGATATTCAGCACAGACGAGTTGGTTGCAGGCAATGTGTATTCAATGCGCTGACCGGCGTCAATCGTGTTCGTTCCACTGCCAAAAGCCTGCCAGTTAAGCACAGCCTTGTTTGGTGCAGAAATGCTCAGTGTGTTTGCAGTTCCATTTACTAAAACACCCGCTGTCGTTTGTAGATTGGTGGCGTCGATGCTCGGAAGAGCAAAGACATGCGCCACGGCGAATACAAACACCATCAACGAAGACAATGTCTTCGTCCACAGCGAGTTATTATGTGTATTTTTATTGTATTTCATATGTATTTTGTTTTTTATTATGCAGTTGTTTAACTGATAGTAAGAGCCAATAAATATACACGTATATACGACCGCGTCAAGTAAAAACTTCTTATATATATTTTTATATATACGATTTGATATATATTATCACTTATGTACACATATAAATGCCGCATCAACAAAGTTTTAGACGGTGACACCGTTGAAATAGATTTGGACTTGGGTTTCAATACAACCCTAGCTAACCAAAAAGTAAGATTGCTTGGTATAGACGCACCAGAATCTCGTACAACAAACAAAGAAGAAAAAGTGCGTGGTGCTCTTTCTAAAAAGAAACTACAAGAAAAACTACCTGTAGGTTGTTCTGTAAAGATTATTACTCACAAGAATGATAATAACGACGACAAGTTTGGCCGCATACTTGGCGAGTTTATTCTTGATGATGGCACCAATCTAAACAAGTGGATGATAGAGAATAACTATGCTGTACCTTATCTTGGTGAAAATAAGGAACTGGTGCAAGAAGCACATCAAATCAATAAGAAGAAACTTATTGAGCGTGGCGAGTTGACTGCTTAATTGTCCAACTCTCTTGGGTCAAATACATTCCAGCCATCTGGCTTTCTTGTATCGCCAAACTTACGATTATACATCCAATATAGTTTGGTGATTATTTCTGGCCATACAAACACTTTTGCGTTTGTGCCAATCAAATTTAGTGTATTCTTATCAAAATATCTGCCACGAATAATGATTGGACCGCCATCTTTGTTTTTACAGTTGATAAAAGTAAATCTGCGTGTCTTTGGACGATCTTGCTGGTCATAGATGCTATAATCACCAAGTAGTATGTCATTGAATACACAACTACTAAAAGTAACATCGTGTACGCCGCCTTTTATACCAATATCACACACTTCATTTAGAGCATATGGCGATTTGATTGTTTGACGCACGCCATCATTTATAAATGTGCAATCTGTAAAAGCAACATTGCCGCCACGAACCATATCAAATGCTCGTGCAGTTCCATTTTTGAATATACAGTACTTATATTCAAGACCAAAAGTTAGTGATGCTTTACCACCCCATCTAGTGTCTTGACCATCTATAGTACAGTTATTTACAGCACTATCATCATTTTGACTAAAGCAGAAAACAGATAGTCCATCGGTTCTGTTGTCTGGTGTGTTTGGGTTGAACGTGTTTGATTTATCAAACGTTTGATTTTCTATTACGATATTTGTTGTAGCCATAATGGCTATAAATATCGTTTTTGAGGAAAAATTTACACGGCTTAGTTTGTAGGCGTGCTACTCGGTGTTACGGTAGGGGTAACCGTTGGAATTAATGTGTCACGCTCTGCTTTTCTTACGTTTACTATAAATAAATCTCTGACTTGAGTCATTATTAATCCAGCCGCAGTTGCTAATGGATATACATAAGTTGATCTATTTTCTTGGGTATTTTCATAACCTCCAAGCTTATCCAACAAGTGACTCATATTCCATGAAGATGATACTGCTGATATAAATTCTTGTGGTGTCATAATGTATATAAATATAATGAATATTATATAAATACGTTTTTATTATATAAAATTGGCGGAAGAGGTGAGATTCGAACTCACGGTGACATTACTGCCACGACGGTTTTCAAGACCGTTGCCTTAAACCACTCAGCCACTCTTCCATAAAATATTTTGGCGGTGAGTATAGGATTTGAACCTATGGTAGAATTTTACTCCTACAACGCTTTAGCAAAGCGCCGCTATAGACCACTCAGCCAACTCACCATATAACAAAAGAACCCTACGATATAAGTAGGGTTCTGTCAAGATTATAAATTTATTATATCTTATTTAGAAATGCTTACTTCTGGAGCATCTAATGGTGTAGGTGCGGTTGTATAGCCAGGCTTTTTTGTTTCTCTTGCTCTACAACAATCGGCACATTTACAGGTAGTTGAACTGCCGCCGCCAACAAAAAATCCATATTCATGTTTTTCTGTGTTGGCAAATATACCAAACTCTTTTCTGCCACCAAGCAACAACAATCCGCATAGCAAAATAACAAGCAGTAGTATTACCACAGGAGTAATCTTTGTTTTGCATTTGCCTGTGCAGCAATCTGGTTCGGATACAAACAATGATACAATAAATGCCCATATTGCCAAAATAGCATTACGAACTGCACGAACAACACTACCAATCAATCCTAGTATATAGTTTATTATAGTTTTCATATGTGTAAAAAGTTATATAATATATAAATATGGATATAAAAACTATTTATCTAGCCTTGTGTATCTAGAATATACAGACTCTAGTACAGAGTTCTGTTTCAAGAACTTATCTGCCATCTTGGAAATTTTTTTATGACATACTCCGTCATAAAATGCGTCAGATATTTCTTTCGCAGTTATTGGCTTTATAGACTTTTTCTTTTTTGGCATATGTTTATTTGTATATATTACATATTGCAGATATTATGCCAATTATAAAAATGGTACAGGTGGTGAGATTTGAACTCACAATCTTTCCGCCCCAAACGGAACGCGATAACCAGATTACGCTACACCTGTATAAGTGGTGTAATCAAATACACTAGTTATATCTATTACACCACGATATAACTATTACTTACTCTCTACAAATCGATAGAGTTTTTCAGCAATTTGCATTGCTTCCTCTACGCGATTGTCTGGTGCAATCGGTAATGCTCCCTTGTTGGTTTTTTCAGCCTCGTATCGCAGCGCTTCTTGAGAGAAGTGATAACGACCATCAGCCATTTCAAGTGCCTTGTTAAGCACTTCCCAACGGATTTCATAACCGCTTTTACCTGTCTTTTGTGTATTCGACTTATTCATTGTGTGTGTATGAAATGATTTGCGTTATTGCATCTCATTTCACCGCACATATTGAAGTAAAAATCTATTTTGTCAAGTATATAAAAAAGACTTGTCGTTAGTATCGTATGCGACGCCACGAAGGGACTGCCCTAGTTATGTGTGAAAATATTGGGAGGAATAATGATTACCTCCATTCCAACTCCGATATTTCAGTTATTCAGTCAGATGATACCGTCGCATCATAATGGTTCGCAATGTCATATGTTATTCTACATACAAACCATACCTCTGGTAGCTTCGGTTGGCCAACCTAGGCTTCAGCATAGTACCTTACTTACTACTCGGAGCAGAAACTTACCTATACTCTTCGTATAGATAATGCGTTAGTCCCATTTGATAAGACTTTTTCCGCCACAAAAATGGTGGACCCAACAGGGTTCGAACCTGCGACCTTCTGCTTGCAAAGCAGCTTCTCTACCAACTGAGATATGAGCCCATTATTTGAAAGAACGAGAATAACTATGTACTAGTTTAATAGAAAGTCAACAACATTCTATCATTTTATATATATTTATAATTGTGAAACTATATCTACTAGCTAAAAAAATATTAGAAAATGATTATAAAGGAACGCATAAAGCTCCAAGTAAATCAAACGGCTCTCCTTTACACGACCTTACGCAGATATATCCAGATGACATATACTCAAATAAAGCAGTAGCATATTATGGCGATAGAGCAACAGATTATAGTGACCAGTTGTCTATTAGCATAATGCATAATACCAAAGATAAACCAGACGCTAAAGTAAAGATATATCGTGCAGTTCCTTCAAATATACAAGGAGATATAAATGCGAGTGATTGGGTGACTATCAATAAGCAATATGCAGTTACTCACGGCGAAAGAACACTTGGTGGAGATTATAAAATAATAACCAAAGTTGTGCCAGCAAAGCATCTATATACAGACGCTAATAGTATTCACGAGTTTGGATATGACCCAAGTTAAATGGTGGTAGAGGTGGATCCTGACACCACAACCTGTCCGTTATCAACAGACTGCTCTTCCTTTGAGCTACTCTACCATAAAAACTATTTATAATTCATATATATGAAATATGAATAAAGAAAATGTTATAGTACACACGGTGTGGGTTGGTGACAGTTTAAGCTTAATGGAACAACTCACAATAAAATTATTGCAGCTACACGGTCACGAAGTACATCTTTGGTGTTATGACAAAATAAAAAATGTACCAGACAAAACAATCTTACGAGACGCGGCGGATATAATGCCCAAAAGTTCAATTTTCTCATTTCAAGGAGAATATTTACCATATATTCCAAACGGGGGTATAGGTTCATTAAGTCATTGGTCTGATCAGTTTCAATGTAAGCTTCTTGCTATGGAAGGTGGAATATATTCCCAATTGGATGTAGCTTATTTGGCACCAATTAATTATAACCCAGAATATCTATTTGTTGATATTTTGGATGCAAGAAAAACATTAAGCACTTTCTTGATGAAATGTCCAAAAGGTTCTTCATTTGCGATTGAAGCATACAAAGAATTATCCATGAAAATAAATTATTTAACAATGCCATATCTACATTGGGATTGTTCTATGAATTTGTGTATGGACATACTGGTAAACAGAACAAATATAACCACAAAGAAATGTCGAGAATGTTTTTTGCATCAAAAACATTATTTGGACCTTGGATGTAAAAAAACTGGCCCATTTTTTGGACCTTTCGAATTTCCGAAGGATTTATTGGCAATACACTGGTCGAATGCGACATTGAATGTATATAAAAATCATCCTATACCAAATTCATTTTACGAATCACTATTGAGATTCGTTGGACTAGTTTAGATCAAGATCAGTAAAATCATTGAGTATACCTTCATATCGCTTATCTTGCTTGTATATTTCAAGTATACGTTGATGCTCATAATCACTGGTTGGTATCCATTTAGGCGGTTCACCTTTTAGGAATATAACCGTGTATGCTCTATGTTTATCTACTGCTCTGCGTATTATTATCATATGAATATATATAGTGGCTGTTCCTCATGGATTCGAACCATGACAAAGCGAGTCAAAGTCGCTTGTGCTACCATTACACCAAGGAACAATAATAAACTGGTAGCCCCAGTGGGTCACGATCCCACCTCTCCGCTTTGAAAGAGCGGCGAACTCAACCATTATTCTATGGGGCCAAATTGGTAGGAGTACTAGGAATTTAACCTAGATTACAACGTCCGTAGCGTTGCGTGTTATACATTACACTATACTCCCATAAATTGGTCCCTTCACTACCATAGGAGATCGCCACGGTTGGTAGGACAGCGGATCAGGCTGGTGGCTTCTTCATATGAAGTTGGTGGTGCCGATTGGACTCGAACCAATGTAGACCGTTAGGTCGGGAAATTTACAGTCTCCTGCAATTGCCACTATGCGACGACACCATTAAAATTTTGGCGGGGTGCATCGGATTTGCACCGACTATCTATAGATTGACAATCTATCGCTTGTGCTTCATAAGCTCCCACCCCATAAATGAATTACCAGTGTGGGGCTCTCACCCACCATACACTATTTTTCTCCGTTATGGCCCGAACATATCGTGCACTCTGTTCTTGGAACATTACCCGCTTCTTTTGCCTTGGCTCACGTTTAGCGAATAATGTCCGGCTTATCGGGCGTCGTACCTGTCACTCGGTCTTGCAGAAACGACCCACAAGATTGCTGATGTGTATGCTACGACCGCTAAGACTCTGCGTCTTACTGGTAAAATAAATATGGCACGGACGGAGAGAATCGCACTCTCGTCATCGGTTTTGGAGACCGAGGCACTACTAATATACCACGTCCGTATTAAATGGTGGATCATCACGGTACTGCCCCGTGTTCTCAAGGTTAAGAGCCTAGAGCATCACTTCTTATGCTTATGATCCATAAAATGGTGGGAATGGACGGTTATGCTCCGTCTCACACAGATTCACAATCTGTTATGCTAATCTAATTACATCACAATCCCCATAAAAATGGCTGTCCCAGCACGGTTCGAACGTGCGACCTTGAAATTAACAATTTCTTGCTCTGCCAACTGAGCTATGGGACAATAAATTGTAGAGAGTGTTTGGTCAAGAGTGCTTATTACGCTACATGAACCCATTGCGATATTCCAATGGCTGTACCCTTTACTCTCTGTAAATTTTATTTAAGATACTTTTTGGCCAATGGGGTCAATTCCATTCCAGCATCTTGAAGTTGTTTGACTGCTTCTTTTCTGGTTCTTATCTTGTTTTTTAATCTACCTTCTAGCGTTGGCAATTTGATTTTATTTTTCATATTGGAGTATGTGACTGGAATTGCACCAGCATAAATGTCTTTTGCAGAGACCGCCCTATCTATTTCGGGCACACACATACATAAATTTGGTGCGGTAGACAGGGCTCGAACCTGCGACATCAAGCTTGGAAGGATTGCGCTCTACCAACTGAGCTACTACCGCAAAAATTTTAGTATCTGTTTTTTATACGTTTGGTTGATCTACGCGGCTTTTTCTTTGCCACACAGTCCCCCTTACACCTAAATAATGCCACACCCAGTATAATTGTCAAGGCCGCAGTGAAATATACTACTTTTTCATATGCTACTAATTCATCCAACGCAATTTTTCTTGAATTTTCCGCAGCATCAAACTTGTTATCCAGTATCTTGTTTATGATTTCCGTTACGGGATCTATTAGACGATATAACTCTCCATTATACAGTTGAGCGTGTATTTCTTTTACATCTCCACGCACACTCAATACTTGTATCTTTTTGATATATTCTGTTACTCGCTGTGTGCGTATAAACAACTCTTTGTCGTCTATTGTTTCTTTTCCTTCTACATTTTTCTTGTATGACGTAAGTAAAGTTTGTTGCTGTTGTAGCGTTTTTGTTAGCGTGTTTCTAAACTGATCTAGTGTTATAAGATCGTGCGATACTTTGACTTGACTATCTACAAGCGTAAGACCATATGAGTCAAACAACGGACTAAGTGTATTTGTTACAACCTCAAATTCTTTATACGAATGATCAATCTTTGAACGCAGCATTGAACTTGTGTATAGCCCCTTTGATACAAAAATGGACACAATAAAAAGCATTACAATAATGGCGTGTTTTGATTTCATTTTTTATTGATAAACTTTGCTGGGTTTTTGGATACTTGCTTTGCTAATCTTGCCAATCCTTGTAATAACTCAGGTGATATTACACCAACAACACCATATATTATTGCTTTGGTTAGGCTGGATATGTCAGTTTGTTCCAACATAAACCACGCTATTATAGAGCATATAGATGCAGCAAATATCTTTTTGAGTTGTTCTACCCACGGCATTTTACTGTCGTCTGTAAGTAATCTTGCGACCATTCCTGCCGCACCTACCAGTGCTACAAGCCATCCGCCAGTCAAAAACTCTCTTATCAGGTCTTTATCATCTGCCATATATTTGTATATCTATAGATATAATATATATGTCAAAAAACTATATAAAATTATTTACAATTAGCAAATACGTAATACTACGTATTTCCCATTCCGAACCGCGTGGAGGTTTGTAAAAACTCGGAACACTAAAAGAATATATCTCAACGGGGTTGATTACCCATCTTATTGATATATTCTTTCATTTATAAGAACAATATATTCACTTCGTGCTCACAACAAGTTATCTCTGTCACTATCCTATCCTAAACTTGTTGATTTGCTTCCCACAAAACGGTCCTCTCTATTATGAGTCCGGTGGCTATTTTAACGCTTAAAGGTGCGCTTTTACCTCTATCCCTAACAAAATTGATTTTTCTAAAGAACGACTAACACTCTACACACTTTTTATACTTTGTCAAACACTATTTTCATTTTTCTCCAAATAAAAACCCCACCTTTTTACTGGTGGGGCTGTTTAAGTTGAAAGTTATTTTCTCCTTTTAAGCCACACCAACACCATAGTCACCCCATTGGGCGATCTGGTAGTTTGAACTGTTTGGTCGGCTATTCATTTGTTAATAAATAGTAATATGGTATGGAAATACTCAAAAGTCAATAACTATTTTTAGCGTCTACGGTCGTGATCTCGGCGGTCGTCGCGGCGATTATCACGGGGGTGATTGTTCACGGGAGGACGATAGTTATTTGCCGGTGGACGATTGTTGAAGTTATGACTGGGAGGACGATGGTAGTTGTTTTGTACAACGCAGGGAGGAGAACTGCGAATCTCTGTATATCTGTGATTAGGATATGTATAAACCGGAGTTGGGCGGTGAATTACAATGACTCGGGGAGGGGGGCGGGGGAGGACTCATCACGATAATGCGGGAAGGAGGCTGGCGCACAACTACCTGTCCATACGAAGGATAAAAATCACGATCATAATAATCGTCATATGAAGAATATGTTTCCTGATAAACTGGTTGATGGTTTCCAGAAGTATGATATGTATGGTTGTCCGCAATAGCTCCAGCCACTAATCCCACACCAGCGCCAATTGCTGCGCCCTTCCACGCATTCCCATTATGATGACCAACTACGGCACCAACAATTCCTCCAACAATCGCACCGGTATCAGCATTTCGCCCAAATAAATCAGACTGGGCAAACGTTTGTGTAGCAGACAATAACAGAACCACGGACATTAGTGTATTTTTCATATGTGTAGTTTACTAATAATATATACAGTTATATAAAGTAAAAGTCAAGTACTTTTTTCATTATTGTATAACCGCCTAAACCTTTCAGTTATCTCATACGGATAATAAAAGAAAGTTTGGCCGTCATCAAACTTGATAAAATCAAACTGTGTGTCTTTTACTTGTTTTGTGCCCGTATATGTTGCCATTTTTCCCGTAGGAATATGAACAAGTCGTTCATTTTCAGCGAAATGATGTTCTGCGTATGCGTTTTTCATTCTTTGTATTTCTCCAAGAAGCGGTTTGATATTGTCTTGAAACTCAAGCGGCCTTTTAGCACATCGCTGTGTGTCTCAACTGCTGGACGCCAAACAATACCTTCAGCGGGAGTACCGTTGTTATAGTTCAGTTCATTGGCAATGCTCAAAAAATAATCAACACTCTTGGGCACAATGTCATTACCAAGTTGAATAATATGCACAGTATCTACAATCTTGATGTTATGTTTCTTGCCAAAACTAATCAAATCTTCTCTGTTCAGGTATTTGCCACTATCAATGTCGTATAGATTGAAAAGATATAATTCAATCTCTTTGAGCCCAAGACGATTTGCTTGAATACCCGGTCCAACCATTTCACCTTGAATACATAGATTACGATCTTCGCCACGAAGAATCTCTTCAAGTTTGAGCTTGCGAGCCATCTTCCAATGAGCATTGTCTTCTGTTTCTTTTAGGTTGAGATTACGAGAGCATACACCAAACTCATCATCACGCCGATATGCTGTAAAACTTGTGCCGTCCATCTTTAGTGTGCCAATAAGCACCAATCCTTTATTGCTTGCTTCAACAAGCACATTTGGCTCAGATTGCAGACGAACTTCATCTGTCTTATGTAAGAAAGATGGAAAGTTCCCTTTGACCATTCCGCTCAAATGAGCAGGCACAACAGGTTCGTATTTTTCAACACCAACAAGTGATGTAACATCCTGACCAACTTCATATTCACCTTGGGGCAGAATAGAAAGCGGCAATGCCAATCCTTGCGAAAGTTGGCCACGAAGACGAATAGTTTTTACACGCAGTTTCTTATCTACTTCCTTACGAAGATGATCATTCCAACTTGCGATAGGAAGTACACTATCAATCTCAAAATATACACACTTGTCATTGGGCTGAAACTCATTCTTTTTTACAACACATTCCCAGCCAAGAACTTTGGCACAAAGAATGGCATCTGCACCATTTATAGGGTTCAGTTCCTTGATAAGTTGAATAGATGCCAGTTTTCGGTCCATAATGCTATTACCATACACTATAATAACCTTTTGTCAATATGTTTTTAGCCCTTGATATATATTTATTATAATCAAGCATATATGATTTCACTACTTTCTCTATTACAAGAAGCACTTAGCGGCAAAGGATTTTATGACCAGCTTGTAAGTCCTTCGTTCAGAACACAGGATACATTCCCAGTAAAGATAGACTTTATTGTTGATAATAAGAAAGTAGAAGTAAGTATTCCTATAAAGATTACCATGAATAATCTAAAGCGTGAAGTTGACCAATACTTGCAGGCTCCTGGTGAAATGAAAACCAAGCTTGATACATATGCCTACTGGTATGATAACTTCAATAAGCTTGTGTTTGAAAGTATGGGAGAAAGTGATGGTTGTTTGTTCTTGGCGGCGTGCGGCTATTGTTCTGCCAACACCGCACTTGACCAAAACATTCTTGAGGCCGCTAAACTATACACCGCAGTAAAAAAAGATTTTGGTAGTGAAGAAGGTAAGCAGGCACTTTCAGATATTGCCGCCAATGTAAAGAGTAACCTAAAAGACAAGGATCTGGCATTTCTGGCAAAATATCCAAACAGTGCATATGCCAATCTACTTCTTCCAAAGAAAGACTATACTGGCAAGAAGATTGAAAAGGGGCCAAAGAAAGGTCAAGATGACATCTTTAGTGAAGTTACCGTGTCAAACGCCAAGATTCCAAACTTCAATACATATGTAAAGTATTATCTACAGCATAATGGAAATGTATCAAAAGAAGAACTATACAACGACCTTGAATCGGGCACATTTACCATTAGCGGAACAAAAATCAATTCATTTCTTATCAATCTTATATTTCCTGGCAAAAAATGGGCAGGCAAGATTGACCCTGCGACCATTGACCGCTGGATGATACGTGTATTCTTTGATGAACCATTGAAGAACATGGTTGAAAATGACATCACAGATTGGATTGCTCATATCCCAGACGATGAAGATGAAGAAGAAAAGGTCGATGAAGCAAAGCCAAAGAAACCAAAAAAGCCAAAGCTTTCGCCGGAAGAAGAAATGCTTGCCAAGAAAAAGAAATCATTGGAAAAAAAGAAAAATGCCATCGTAAACAAAATAGTAATGAAGCTGTTTGGCGATGATTATATACGTCAGAACCTGGTAAAGATACTACACGAAGAAGCACAAAAGATTGGTCTTACATCATATCAACTACAGGCACTTGCTTGGGTAAATATACGTGAAAGATATGATGAACCTGCTGCCAAGTTCGCTAAGTTTGAAGATGTTATGGAATATGCCAGAGATGCTGCCAGCACAGTTATGGCAATAGATCCAAACATCAACTCGGTGATGAACACGATCAAGATACTTTCATCTGGACCAAGATTCAAGTTCACCAATCCACAACAGGTTGTTGATACAATAGAAAACGCAGAAAGATATGAAAAGGTATATTTTCTGCCACCAAAAATCGCCAAAGCAAAGAAAGACAAGGGCTCTACGATTGATTATACCAAAATCAAAGTTGGTATGGTAAGCGACAATAAGGCGGATATATACAATCTGAAAATATCCAAAAAGAAGCCGATACAATCAATCGATGGAGCAAACAGAGCAGAAACACTCAAGAAAGTTCTTGATTGGATTTTAAACTATAAAACATAACATCATATGAGCCTACCAATCGTACCAGGACCAAACAATCAACTGATTACAGGATCTTTACCTACTCGGTATGGATTTACTTCAAACTATGTACAATCAGATACAGGAAGTGTAACAATAGCAAGTAGTTCAACTACTCCTGCGTCCGTTGTTAATGTTTCAATAACTACCACGGGAAATCCTGTTTTTGTATCGTGTACTGGAGACGCAAACCCAGCAACAGGCGGAGGATGGTGTGTATTTCAACTATACAGAGGCAGCACCGCAATTGGAAAGAAAGTTCAAGCAGAAAGTTCTGATAGCAACGAAAACGTGCCATATGGAATTACGTGCATTGACAATCCGCCTGCCGGTACATATACATATTCTCTAAAAGTTACATCAATTGCTGGCAGCAACTTTACTTTTGGTGAACCGGATGGACCAAATTTGACAGTGTTTGAAATAAGATGATACAAAAAAGCCCGCCAAATAGGCGGGCTTCTTGTTTATGTTTTAATATAAAAGAAGTTATTTGGTATACAAGTTTTTGAACTTATTGAAAGTAGATTCAAACAGAGAGGTTTCTGTTACCTTATCTGGAGAAAAATTTACTATTCCCGTTTCTAAAGATTTTTGAGTAGAACGTGCTTGATCGACCTGTGGCATATTTATTCTTGGAGTATCCGTTGCCGGATTTCGCTCTATAATTGTTGCCTTTGCATTTCTCGCTAAATATTGCGCGACATTGTCGTTCTGCAATTTATCAACTCCCCTGTAAATTTGATCTTTATATCGATTATATACTTCAAGAAATTCTGGCTTTAAATTGCTATTTACATATTCACGAACAGCTTCTTCGGAACTTTTCATCAAATTTTGTCCCACCGGCTTCTCCGTTGGCATTCCTTTCAATTCGGCTGCGATTGCTAGATGAAACGCCTTCAATGCCATTTCTGGATTGTCTCCGATTGCTTTATTATTAAAATCCAAACATACCACAGTTGCGTTTGGATTTGCGCAGCAAATTTTACTCCATCTATGGTGGCCGTCTATTATATATTTTCCCGCATAAGTTATTAGTGGTACTTCTCCATTCTTTGTAGAAAGCAGTACATTTTGGCCAGTAAGTATTTGATTAAGATCGGCGGTAGTTCCAAATTTACCGGTTCCAATAATATCATCTAAACTATTTCCAAATCCTATTTCAGTTTGGGACGGTATTAATTTACCAACCACACCCGATGCTCTCTTCACCGTAAAATTTTCTACATCGTCATTGTCTTTTTCTTTTGTTCCAGAAGTAATAAACGCATGTACCTTTGGGTCAGCGACCAAGGTATTGTATTTTTGAACAAACTGAGATACCGATATTTCTTTAAAGTCATTCCAAAATTCCGCTTTAAATTTTTGATCCAAATTTTTAGAATCTTGTTGAGTATCACTTTTTGAGTCGGACTGCTGTTCGGTCGCTTCCAATACCAACTTTTTATGCTTTTCGAAAGTAGATTCAAATATATTCATACTGGTTTATAATAAGGTTATGTGTATAAATATATATAAAAAAACAAAAACCCACCGTTTTTGGTGGGTTTTTATATTACAGCCACTTCTTTACTTCAGTATCGTTTTTATATCCACCCTGCTTGGCAAGTGCTTTGATTTTCTTCATTTCATCGCCTTTGATTTCTTCTGCCATCACATTTACAGGATGCATGTCATATATCTTACCATTGTCAGTGAGATAATACTTTTTTTCGCCTGCTTCTAATCTAACAACCTTATTGTCTGTAAAAAATACAGCGTCTGTTATTTTCATGATACTTCTTTTACTTCGCCACTTAGTGTAATCAATCCATCAACTGGTATCCAGTTTGTTATTTTGTTGCTATCTACAGGCTTGCCACCAATTCGTCTATTTACTGCCACCGTGATATGCGGTATAGTATTCTTGCTATAAAAACCAACTACTCTTACCGCAATAGCCTTGTCGCTGATACCATAATGAGTAATATCAAGTTTTTGCTTGGTGCCAAGATATTGTTTTATAAACTCAGGAGCATTACCCATACCTATGGTCATATGATGGCAAATCATTTCCCAGCCATTATCACGCGCAAGAATAGGCAATCTAACGCCATTTACTTTGATATTGTCATCTGCCCATTTGACTAACTTTAGATGCGACTTTTCGTCTAATACAACAGCGGTATACATATTATTCTGGTAGTTGATAGTTGTCTGGCACTTCGTTCTTTATAACGAACAAAGCATATTCTTCAAGCGACAATCCCAAAGATTCATGCAAGTCTTCGCCCTGTGGTGTATTTTTCCACACTTTGATGCGTGACTGGATCCTTGCTTCAAGTTTAGGATTGTCGGCTAACTTCATATTATTTGGTGATTGTTAGTACCTTATAAATAGTTGCCATAAAGCATATTTCTCTATCTGCCACAGATGCTTCTTGATATTGACCTTCTGCGAGAGCAAGAATAACTTCGCCTTGAGCATTACCGGCATATACATCAATCTTTTCATACATCTCTGTATAAAGGTCGCTGAAGTTCTTTAGACTGTTATCTGCCACAAGTTGGCGAATGTCTGTGAATGCCTGTTTCTTGTTTGTATTCTTGAGCATATCAATCAGTTTGGACTTGATATCACCCTGTAATACATCTTCTTTGGCAAGTTTGAGTTCAGCATTGATTACTCCACGCTGTGCGGTATTGATGATGGCACGAATGTCTGGATAATGACTATTGACGAGCAATACAACACTCTCCTTATCAAACTTGATATTTTCCTTTTGTAGAATCTTCACAAGGTTGGCAGCAACATCCTTCTTGGTCGGAGGATGAATAGCATAAGATTGACAACGAGATTGAATAGGTTCGGTGATGCGTTCGTGATAGTTACAAGTAAGTATGAAGCGAGTGTTCATACTATATGTCTCCATCGTATTACGCAGACCTGCCTGACCAGCGGCGGTCAAATAGTCGGCCTCGTCAAGAATAATGACCTTCAAGCCATTGAAGCCAATGGTAGAAGCAAAGTTCTTGATCTTTACACGAATCGTATCAATACCGTTATCATCCGAAGCATTGATGTAGAGTACATCACACTTGATGCTCTTCGTGATAAGTTTCGCAAGAGTAGTTTTGCCAGTTCCAGCGCCACCATATAAGAGTAGATGTGGTATGTCATTTTCGTTGATATATTGCTTTACCTTTTCCTTCAGAACGTCGTTGCCAACATAATCAGCCAAACTTATTGGGCGATACTTTTCGCACCAAAGTGAATGCTCGATGTTGGTGTTTGTATTTTCGGTCTCTTCAAGAAAGTTCATTTTAGTTGTCAATCTCCTTCTTGATGAGGAAATAGGACGCTTCAAAGTCCTTGTTCTTGAATGATATGTTGGAAATGCCAGCAGCAGCGACCTTGAAGATGACTCCGCCAAGACCACGACTCTTGCTGATGATCTCCTTGAAATAGTTGGCATTAAAACTGATGGGCTTGTCCAACTTGTCCTTGCCAGCAATCGGCGACACATCCAACTTGATGCGGCTGGTATTGATGTTGCTATATCCGATCACCAGTTCCATCTTGTCCTTCTTGTTCATAAGAAGAGTAAATGTCTCAACTTCCGGCAGAGCATTCTTGGCCTTGATATACTTCTCAATGAAAATATCATCCATAGGAATCTCAACATCATATGACTTGATTTCCTTGACCTTGGGGGCGGATGGAATAATAGACAGGTCCGCCAGCAATACCGTGGAGTCAGTGGAGCCATCAGACACAGACCAACTGATGGGTCGGTCATCAATCTTATTCACGGCGATTTCAATAGTTTCGTCCAGCACGCCAATCATCTTCTTGACTTGAGCAGTATCGTGAATGCCATACTCGCCGTTATCAATCTTGATGTTGGAAAAGGAAACAATACCGGCAAGAGTACGATCCTCGGATACGAAGTTCGTCTTGATGGCACTTCCGTCAGATACAATCTTCACGGACTCAATCGTCCCGTTTAGATTGTAAAGGTCAATGAACTTGTTTAGTTCTGATTTATTCATAGTAGTAGTGTTTATATGATGTATAAAATGTATGGTTTGTCAATGTCAAAAAGCAAAGAACTCACTGATTGCTTCTTCATCTTCGCTGTATAATGTCCAGTTTAGTGCTTCATAAAAGTGCTTGAGTTTCTTTTCTAACTCAGCATCCCAGATACGGTTACGGTCAATATACTGATTGATAAAGTCCATAACAATCTTGGGGTCTTTACCATCATCCTTGAACGCAAGTCCATCCAAGCCAAATGGATTACTTTTTACATATGCCCATTTGATTTTTCCGCCGCTCATAATGGGTTCTGTTTCTGTAAGATTATATCTCTTTAGCATATCGTTATATGCGAGAGCAGCCTTACACTGAGCAGTAGAACCATCAACGAAATGAAATAGTTCTCTATCCTTGGGATTGAAATCTGTCTTGGCGTCGGTATTGGCGATGAACCGAACAGAAGTATTCTTGGCAATGTCTTCAAGGTTGAACGACTTCATAGACGACTTGAAGTCCAGAATCTTCTTATCCAGTTGCTTCTTGTCTGTACCACGCAATATGTCTTCCAGCACCGAACTCATAAAATCTCTGAACTTCTTGGGGTAACTTGAACGCACAACGTCCAGACCCTTGATTTCAATGTCGTTGGTGTCCTTACCCAGTTCCATATTATACACCTTGAGCATTGCATAACGCTTCTTGACTATCCAGAATGCGGCTTGAGCAACAACGTCGGGAGCAATCTTGATGCGATTGTCTGTGCTATTGAACATCTTTACCATCATCACCTTGTAAAAGTCATTCAAGCCGTCAGCAACCTCATTGATAGTATTGATGGCATATGGCTTGATGTCTATTATCTTCTCGTGCTTGGCAAGAGAGTTGATGTCAAGATACAGCGAGTCAGTATCAATATAGATTACATAGTCCTTGTCTTTTGTATCGCAGCGTTTGTTGAAGCGGGCATTTACAAACTTGGCACTGGTCTTGATGATTTCCTGTCCAGTAAGTGTAACAGCGGCGGCATTATCAAGATCATAGAATCTGAAAATGGGAAGACCAAGAACACCATACAACGAGTTAAGCAAAATCTTCTGCACTTGCTGACGACGCTTCCAGAATGCAGTAGCCGCCTTGTCTCCACTATCAGACGCTTCTTTCATCTTGTTCTTGTATTCTACACGTTCAGCAAACCACTTCTTTAGAATATCTGGAATACAACCAATCTTTTTCTGATCATATACCACCCCGTTGGCACTTACAGACAGGTTGTTTTCCGCAAAGAACGTGTTGAGTTGCTTGTATGTATATTTGTCGTCGGCAAAATCAACAACATCTTCTGTCTGCTTGGCAAACTTCTCCGCACTCCAGTTATTGATTACTGCCATCTTGGTCTCTGGAGAGATGTTGATGCTCATGATCACGCTGGGATACAGCGAGTTGATGTCGGCAGAACATACCCAATCATATCGACCAGGTACAGGATCTTTTACATACGCACCAACAAATCCTTCTTCACTATCATCCTCGTCGTCTCCAACAGAGTCTTCGTCATCTTTTTGTTGTGGCTTGTTTGGAGCAACAAGTTTCTTGCGGCGAAGATATGTAAGCAACGCACCTTCAAGAATCTTGCTGGAAATGCTGAATTCTTCATAACCCGTGTGACAAACGTGGCAGATGCTCTGAGCAAGGTCAATGAACTGCAACTTGTCATTCATCTTGCGAACAAGCACAATGTCGTGCAAGTTATACTCAATAAACTTGTTGATGTCGGTCTTCTTCAAGTTGTCCAGAGAACCATCATAATCAACCTTACCAACACCCAGTTCTTCCTTGGCGACAGTATCAAGACGATAGTTGGGCAAGTTCTTCTGGCTATATTTCTTATACAGCAAGATATAGTCCAGCGTATTCACGCCAGCGATGGTCATCTTGTTCTTGAACTTGTTGAAATAGCAAACTCCGATGGGAGACAACTGCCCAGCAGTTTCTTCATCAAACACTTTGAGCAGTCGAGCGTGAAGATAAGGAAAGTCAAAGCCGTCAATGTTCCATCCAGTAGCAATAGTAGGATTGACTTCTCTCCACTTGGTCAAGAACGCCTTGAGCAAATCTTGTTCGTGCAGATACGCAGTTACTTCTGCACCGTGCATTACGCCATCTTTTACAACACCATCTTCATCAAGAACAAAGCAATAGTATTTGTTATTTGCTACATCGCACAACGCAATAGCAGTAATCTTCTGCACAGGATTTTCCACGTTGGGATATCCGCCAGTAGAATCCACTTCAATGTCAAGCACCGCAAGACGATGGTTGGATGATACATCATCGCTGCTTCCATAAACATCTATCAGAAAACGAGTTTCAACAGGAACATCCGACTCAAGCAACGAAGAATCTCGCGGATTGAACTTCTCAACTCGCTCAAGTTCTTGACCATAAATGGACTTATATTTTCCGCCCTTCTTCTTTTTATACGCATATGGCACATACTTCACTCTGGCATAACCATTTTGGTCATCCCAAACGTGCACAAAGTTGGCCTTGCGATCATAGAATATGGCTTGATACATACCAAAAACTCTAACAGAATAGATACAATTGTCAAGGTTTAATACGAATAGTACGATCTACAGTATACCACAAATTTTCACGCAATTATTGTACTCCGATACGTCGTGGTTCTATGTCGTGTTTTTTGTATATTATACACAGCTTATCATTAGAATAAAACTCTATTTTGTCAACCATAGATATCACATCAGGATTAATTTTATTGTTAAACTCCATAGATCGTGCTTGTATAGCCTTAAATACTTTTATAGTATTTAATGCAACGTGCAGATCTTCTATGGCATATACTCCTCCAGCATTCAGCGTACAAAATAATTCATTGAAAGAAATTATATGATGTTCGTGAACATGACTACCGTCATCTAATATAAAATCGTACTTTTTATCTCGTAAACTTCTTAGAAAAGAAGGATCTGATTGATCACCAATTTTTATTTTTATCGTGTCACTTTCCAACTCACTCTTTTTAAATCTATTCTCATTAATATCTATTCCGGTAATATTACACTTTTTGTCAAAATAATCGTCCCACATCTTCAAAGAACTTCCAAAACTAACACCAATCTCAAGCATATCTTGTATGTTTCTATTTTTTAATATTTTTTGATAATGTTCTACATATCCATGTCCCTTGATACCATTTTTTGGCAAAATACTATTTGGAACTTTTTTATCTGTATTGTATTTTTCTGCCAATACCATCAAATTTCTTCCAATCTTGGTGTTATTTTTTTGTATCGTAGTTGCTGCATTGTATCCGTGAACAATAAGTTTTACCAAATTTTTTGGAAGCTCGAATGATTTTTTAACAATAGAATAAAATTTATCGTGCTGTTCAGTCATTAACCATATTTCTGGAGTTTCTTGGCACAACGATAAAAACATGGAAGGAGACCTGTCGGTATATATTCTGCCCATATATTCTTCACCCGTATGCATATCTACTTTTGTAGGTTGCGCGAATAATAAAAATTTTTTGTACTTTTCAATATGTTTTAAATAACTTTCGTGTATCGATTGAACATAATTATTTTCCATATAATCGTCACAGTCGTGTCTAGTTTGTATGTTATATCCTTCTGCGAGTATAATTTGTTTATAGCTACTTTGGTTGCAAACGACATTAACTTTAGAATTGTTTTTAATAAATTCTTTTTTAATCATTTCCGCGTGCTTTGGTATTTGTTGATTCGTCGTAATATATAATGTAAAATCTTTATTAGACTGAGCGCATATTGACGGTATAAAAAATTTTCTCATGGGTATAAAATACCGCATAAACAGCTTGTCATCTGCGAAGTTACATCTAGTTACAATTGCGTGTTTCATATTTTTTTATCTATACCGGATATTTTTGATGATTTATTGTTGTCGTGTATTACTAGTTTTACGTATCCAGTCTCTATTGAAATCACTTTTGACACAAATTTAGGAAACTGACCGTGATATGTGTGTAATATATGTTTGTTTGGTGTTCTCTGGCATAACGTGAGAAACATAGATGTACAGTTATCTGGATACGTTTTTGTAGTATATTCCTCTCCAGTATTAAAATCGAGTTTTGTTGGCTGGGCGTGAATCAGAAACTCATCATATTTTTCTATATTCTCATTATAAATTTCTTGTATTTTTTGAATATATTTGGGATCCATATAATCGTCGCAATCGTGACGGGTCTGAATGTTATAGCCGTTGCCGATTACATAGTTTCCAAAATCGCTTAACGTTGTATCTACATCTATTCCACTTTCTTTAAACTCTTGATGTATTAGTTCTTGATGATGTGGATACTTTTCATTGTTGGTATTAAAAAACAATTTAAAGTTTTTGCAAATTTGTTTTTTTACCGAAGGTATGAACGTATTTTTCATTACTTCAAAATATTTCCTGAATAATCCATCGTCTACAAAGTTACATCGACTGAGGATTATATGTTTCATAGTTTATTGTTCTGCTTGACTATGAACTTGGCAATATCCGTTTTCAGCAAATCGCAATTTGGTATAACACAATGACCACCAATCTTTCCATCCTCGTGCTTCAGATTATATCGTGCATATTGCGGAAATCCTAACTTTTCATATCCTATATTGTATGTCCGATTTGATTTTATATACACCATGTCAAAATCAAGATTATGCTTCTTACAGAAGTTGTATATCTCCTTTTCCGCGATTATATTAAGCCCGTATAAAGTCGTACAATACAACTTCATGACTTCAAGTGATTCTTGGCTGTCGTGTTCTTCAACGGCGACACCGACTTCGTTGAAGTACTTTACCAAATATTCGCATCTTGGAGCCAAATATTTGACAAACGTTTTTAAACTCTGTTCCAAGTGTGGATGTATGCCACGTACCGGAGAATAGTATGCTTTACATTTCTTAGCGGTTTTCATCGGAACCGTGCTATGAATAACAGTATACGTTGGCTTATACAACTTCTTATATTTTTTAACTTCACGCACAAACTCTTTGCTGTATGGGAAGCAGATATGCATTACATTCACATCTTTTACATCTATGGATTGGTTATAATCGACGGAATATACTTCATACTTTTCTTTAAGTATATTATACATAGACTTTCCTATTTCTCCAAACCCTACTATTAGTTCAATGTTTTTCATAAAATTCCATCTTCATTTCTATTTAAGAAATATTCGAATATATCCTTGTATACCGATTCTTCTACATTGTCAATCTGCAATAAACCAATACTATTTAATTTTATGCAATTTGCAATATCTAATTTTTTTAATATTTTATGTCTAAACTTATAATTTCTTCCTTCTTTCTCTCCGTGCCATTCGTGAATGAATCCACCCTTTATACAGGTTACCGATTCGTTCACATAAGCATATATCTTTTCTTTCCAGGCTGTATATTCTGTGTGGGACTTACCACTTAAGTTTTTAAACACGGGCCTATCATTTATACAGTTTTCAAACAACGAATATAAAAATAATGTGTCTCCTCCTCCAACGGCACAATACGGATATAATCCCCCGTGTTTCCAAAATTCTCTATTTGCTGCCCATGCACCACCGGGATGACCCTCGTTTGTCTTAGTCGGACCACCCGCGTGGATGTTTCCCAATGTATTTTTTATAATACCACCATATCTGTTTGTCAGGTTTCCAGTTTGATACATTTGTACCAACTTATACTTTGTTAGTGCGTTGGAAGTATCTATATACCATTTTTTATTTGTAAAAATAAGGTCGGTGTCTATCCACGCAATCTTTGTAAAATGTTCTGGTATATATTTTTCCAATAAATTTAATGCAGCTTCTTTTTGAAAACAAATATTATTTCTATTTACCTTGATCTGTATAAATCCATCCATATCCGTAGTTTCAAATTTATCCGTAAGTGACAGTTCTATTCCATATAAAGGAACGCCGTCATATTTCATTCTTCCCAGAAATCTGTAAAAATTATTTTTTGGATGCTCAAACCCGCACCAATTATAATAGCAGCACATTACTGCCATATCATTGTGTACGTGCGATTCGTTCATTTTTAATTTTCCATCATTTCCTAACCCATATATCGTGAAAGTATCGATGGGTTTTTCATTTTTTTTCGAGATTACATAATTCAATTCGCCGAACAATTGAATAGTGCTATAATTTTCAGTGAATAAATATTCTGGATTTGGCCATACGTCGTGTGCACGTAAGTCATATATCATATTAGAATATTTATCTTTTGTGGAAGATATTGAATTTGGTCGCAACTGTTTAGACAAATTGTTTTCGTGATATCTTCTATAAAATAATGGATCTTCTATTTTATGGACCGGAATAGATTGAGCCGCACATCGTTCCGAGAATTCTGCATCTGCCGCGCATGTCCACGGACGAAATCCATTCATATCAATCAATAGTTGTTTTTTTATACCAAAACATCCGTGGGAATATATTGACGATTTACTCAAATTTTTATCACCAGAAAAATTTTTTCCGTGGTCAAAATTATAAAATTTATATTTTACAATATCATTCTGCAACAATGCTTCGTTTATTTTTTTTATCGAATCTGGCATCATTACGTCGTCCGAATCAAAAAATAAAATATTTTTATATTTTGCCTTTTTAAGTAAAGTATTTCTTATTATATATGGACCAACATTTTTTGAAAAATAAAATATTTTAATACAACTATTTTTAAAAATTTTATGGCTGTTCAAAAACACTAACGTCTCATTGCAATTGTCTATACCTAGTAATATTTCGAAAGAATCGCACCTCTTCGCCGAAATAATTATGGAATCAATACATTCCTCCAAAAATTTTGTATTTTTGTAGGTAGGAATTACGATTGATACCTCGTATCTTTTTTTTATAACATTATGTAACCATTTAAACATATTAAATACTATATGGGGGACTTTCCGTTGGAGTCGTTGTTGGCGTGTTTGTTGGTGTCGCCGTAGATGTTGCCGTGGGCGTTTTTGTTGGAGTTGTTGTTGCAGTAACAGTAATCGTTGGTGTCGTAGTATTTGTTGGCGTTGTAGTAGGTGTGCCGGTAATTGTCGGAGTGACCGTTAGTGTTGGCGTTAGAGAAGATCCTGGTGTGGGTGTGACACTCTTTGTGGGAGTATTTGACGGAGTTCCTGTTGGAAATGGAGTAGGCGTTGGCGTCGGGTTTGACGTTGAAGTTGGAGTTAACGTTGGAGTTATAGTCGGCGTAGGAGTTCTTGTTGGTGTATGAGTTGGAGTATGTGTCGGACTTGTTGTTACACTAACAGTTACAGTAGCAGTTACGGTGGGAGTTGGTGTATTTGTTCTGGTCTGAGTAGGCGTTGGTGTCACTGTGCGAGTGACACTTGGTGTGGGAGTAGGTTGCAGAAATAGTATTGATTTTTTACTGACCAACTTCCAACCAGTATTTGCGACGTTGGATGTAGTTTTAACATATACATAAGAACCTGTATCTGCCTGTCTCAACAAACCTATATCGGCTAATACTCTAAGATAAAAAGGATATTCCGTTTTTGTAAAAAATACATTTTCCCATGCACCATTGTGATTTGACCCAGAATAATTTATTCTATAAAAAGAACCAGTTTTAAAAAACAATGCATCTTTAGGGGCATATATAATTCCCTCTGGGTTTCCATCTGATGGTGGATTTCTTTTTATAAAAAGGCTCATTCTGTATTATTATAACTATCAAGAGGTGGTCAAAAAACGCCGTTCTTTTACCCCCATAGTATATAAATTTAGCCTATTCCATTTACCGCAGTGCGGACAATTTGATATATACCTGTTTTTATCTGGTATATAGTCGCTTGTAGCAAATGTTAAATTACAGTTTCCACATACCACGTTTATCTTTGTGCGTGGATATAATGATACTATTGGCTTGTCTATATGCTTTGCCAAACAGGTATCGTTGGAATTAATAATGATTTTAATCATCGTCTTTCTCTGATTCTTTTTCTTCAGATAAATGTGCCGGTGGATATCCTCTTAATAATATTGGCAGCGTATTGTTGAAAAAAGAAGATACGAGATCTATCAGTGATACATTCACTACCATAAACAAGAACGCTGTTCCAAATAAAAACACAAACTGCCAAGCACCATGCCAAGATTTAATTATTTCTGTTATTGCGTCGATCATATATAACCTATATTAGAGATCAAAATTACTTTTGACCAGTCTTTTATGCATATAAATAGAAAGCCGCTATGGTTTTTCACCATAGCGGCTTCGCGCATAACCTTTGTTATTTATTAACTAGCGGCAACATTGACCGCAGGAACAGAGGCTGGTGTAGCCTTGGTCTTCTTTTCAGACTTGACCTCGGCAACAGTAATAGCAGCCTTGGGCTCGTCGTTGAAGATAACACCAGCAGCCTTGGCAGCATCGAGGACTTCCTTAGAAGGATTTGCCGAAGCAAACACCATCTTGGGACGACCAATAGCAGGCTTGATTTTGCCGATAGCAACGATCTGCTTGCTTTCAACTGCCTTGTTCACTCTGAAACGAAGAGTGATGTTCACGGCATCCGGATACAAGTTCTGGATGTCGTCGATAGTAAAGTGGCGGTTTGTGGGCCACTCGATGTTTATTGTATTCTTCTTTTTATTAGACATAAGTTTAATATGTTAATTGTTAATTATGTTATTTGTTTTTAGTTAGTTTACCTTACCAAATTTTAGCTCATATAATAGCCATCAAAATATCCGTTGTGATAATCCATACTGGATTCAGAACGCATATTTGTGCCATAGTCAAGACCAGAAGAACGATCATTCTTTCCGTCCTTTGTTCCAGCAATATACTCTTGCTCAACAACGTCGCAATCATTCTGCTCAGAAGAGCAACTGCACGCACTATTGTCGCACAAATCGTCGTTGGAATCGCTGTAATCTTCCTCCGAGTCATAATCATCATTGTCGGGCTGGATTTCTTCTGCCTTGCTGGTATAAACAACCTTATCCAGTTCCTTGATTACGTCGTTGATTTCGGACGCGACGGTGTATTCACACACACGCATCTTGGTATGACCCTCGTACTTGGGCACGCTGACCACATCCTTGGGGTTGACCTTGACGATGAGCAGGCGATTTCCGCCAGCAGCAGGAGCCTCGCCCTTCTTGAAATGACCATACTGAACAACATAGTCAAGAGCACCAACGTGCAGACCATTGCTACAATCAATACCATAGTTGTCGTCCACCATATTACGAGGCATCGAAACTACACCACCAATGCCATTGAAAAACTTGCCACTATAAATATCGGTATAGTTGCTACGAACCGCCTTATAGGCAAGGAAGCAACCATCATCGGTGATAGGCAGACCATAGTTCTCAAGGAACCAGTATGTTTCATCCACCGCACGCTTACTGGGATTCTGCATCAGGTTGTCAAGGAACTTGACCATATGGTCAAACTTGAAACCATCTGTCATCATCTTGAGAATGCGAGTGGTAAGTGTATTATGAATAGCAAAGCCATTATAGAAAATCTCGCCATTCACCACCGAGACGGATTGGCCATAAGTAAAAGAAACTATAGCCTTGGCAATATTGACAAGATTATCAATATTAGAGAAATCACCAGCCTTGATACTCTCAATGATCTTATTATAGTTGGGATGGTCAGTAGCCACAGTCAAACACTCGCCATTGAGATAGAGTGTGACGGAGCCATTTGTCTTGATGACATATGGAATAGTAGTATTGGTAGTAGTACTCATGATAGTTTTTATTTAACGGATATTATATTATGTGGATTTTATTATTTTGTCAATAGATATTATGACTTCTCATCAATAAAGTTGATGATGTTATATAAAGTCGCGATTTGATTAGAATAAGCAGGAATAGCATCAAGGATATTGAAGTACTTGTCATTGATGACAGTCTTGAACTCTTCAAGATTCATTGGCATAGCAGCGTGCTGCTTTTTCTTGACGCCAAGGAAATGAAGAAATGATGCAGTCGGAGATGTATTATACACCTTATGAAGATTGGTGTATGTACGAACAAACGTCATAAGCATATCACGAGTATTTTCATTCTTAATATTCTGAATGATTGATGGATGTGAAGACAACTTTGCGTGTAGATTCTGAAGCACTTGATAGTTTTCCATCTCTCCATTCAAGTAAAGTTTATGCTCGTATGTAGCAATATCATTGGCCACAACACTCTTGGCGGCATCAACGATATTGATCCACTTACCAACAGAAAGCATATGCTTATTCTTTACATTGATGCCATAGATATGCGTTCCCAGATTCACATTGTTATGGATTAGAATATCTACAAGTTCATCAACGTGTATAGAAATGTCCTGCGGCTCACCACCATTATTTACAATGCTGGGAGTATTGTAATGAAAATTGAAATAATAGTAAGTATTGTTGAGATCAAAATCATGTGCGGTGCGGCTCCAAGAAACATTCACTCTGTTTGTCTTAGAGGCGCGAGAAATGTTGGCAATATGAACTTCATCGGTGCGGGCAGTTGTAATGGCCTTGCGAGCAGCAACAACACGCGGCATAGCATCAATATCGATCAACGTTGCATATGGCGTCTTGTCCCAGCCAAAATAATTGACCAAAGTAGAATATACCTTCTTGCCAGCAGTGTTATCAATAATAGCAAGCACCGTGCAGTTCTTCTTGATAGCATCATCAAGCTTGTTGAGATAATCCAAGACCTTTAACTTGTTGAATACATTCTTTGCGGTATGAAACACATACAGCTTCCTATCAGACAATGCGATTGTATTCGCATCGCTAACAACCTTCCAAATAGCCGACTTTGTATAATTTACACTATACGTCTTAAAATTTTTGGATGCATCGTCGTTCTTGAAAGTATTGTTGATAATTCTGCGAGCATTATCGTTGCTAGAATTTACAGAACTTCCGTTATAAGAAACTTGAATGTCGCCAAGAATATTGGTCAAAACTTTGTGCTCGCTGGTGTGCGAATTGTACTTGTTATAAACACACATAGCATCCCACAAAGAAACGGGGACTTCCATGTTCTTTTTTACATACTCAGACATTTCGACAAACATACGACGAAGTGCGTGCAGAATAGCATTAGCGGTCTTGCTATTAGTGTCATCATACTGAAGTTGTTCCTTGTTAGGAGCAACTTCCAGTTCGCCAATATCAAAATACAAATCAATAGCACCAGTGTCGAGCATACGCCTTGCAACAGCAGACGAAATCAAATTACTATTAGAAGCGGCTCGGGTGATGACATCTGCACTGATGGGGTAAGAATAGTTACCCATATAAGCATTACACGGATTTCCGTAACTATAACCGCGATCAACCTTTCTAAGTGCCCAATGGTTATTACGGATAATATACTGGTGCTCAGTATACTGGATATTAGCACCAACAATAACAGGGCGATAGCGAAAGACGCTATATGCACGCTGAATATTGGTGTGCCACATATTGATGTCGGCAATCTTTACAGAGAACTTGACTTCAAGACCGCTATGCTCATTGCTGTCTTGAGTAGAAATGTGCATGATGTTGGGCGAGCCAGTTTCATCAATAAAGCAGTTATATACATGCTTCTTGCCCTTATGCCAAGAAACAACATTGAAGTTGTCGGTATAGTTGAAGGGAGTCTTGCTGCCCAGTCCCATGCAACCATCGCTGTCATTATCACCAGTCTTGGTGGACTCAAAGTAGGTAGTATAGATAGAGTCAATATCATCCGCACTAAGCCCCGTGCCATAATCACGAATAGCAAACCAAGGCTCCAGCGTGTTAGGAGCATGAACCTCAAACATCTTGTTTGTATTACTAGCCTTTACGTGGCTATCCCAAGCATTAGCACCAAGTTCACGCGGAATAGCAAGAATAGGCTCGCTATAGAATCCAGAGAGGATCTTGAACGCCTTGGCACTAGCCTTGATCTTGAAGCGGCTGGGCGCAGCAAGAACATTGCTAAGAACAGGAGAAGATACGGCTTCGTTGATAATCATAGGTATTGCTTAATTATGTACCTATTATGGAGACATAATATATAAAGTCAAATACTTTTTATTATAACATTAGGCAGTTGCTTTAGACAAAAACTTCTTGTTGAGCGTATGAGCAATCTGCACAACATTCTTTACATCAATGAAATGCGAATCTTTGCCGTACATGCTCTTGAAATTCTTTACATTATTATCCGTATTATATTTATCCGCTTCAACATAATAACTGATTACTTCTGTGCCCTTCTCCATCATCTTGCGAACTTGCTTGCGTGTATGGTTGGATGCAATTGTATCAACATAAACAATATTGCCAATATTGAACGCAGGCTCACCGTCGGAAATATTCACAAAGTACGAGTCAGATTCATATGTAGATTGCGGAATATGCTCCAGAATAGCCTGAAACGCCAGACCTTCTGGAGTAGAACCCGAAGGAAAAAGAAGCGGGAATAGGCTGGTGATCTTGGTAAAATTGTCTTTTCTGGAATCATATGCGATTACCACATAAGGAAGTTCACTTTGTCTGGTGCTTAGTCTGACTCCACTTCTAAAAGAAATAGATACAGAGACGTTGTTGATCATACTAGCAGCCTTGGCAATAGCGACGAGGGTAGAGATTGTGTTTTCCCACTTGCTGCTCATTGAACTAGAGGCATCAACAGAAATATGTAGATGAACATTCTTGTACTTATCTACGCTGGTCTGATAGAACAGGTTTTCGTTCTGATAGCCAATAGAAGCAATCAGTCGCTTGTCAATTCTACCACTATCCTGTCGGGTAAACTTTGTAGTCTTGACTTCGTTTCGGATTTGTAGGCGGCGACCAAGCATTGTACCAATAGCAATTCCACTACGCACTCCGCGAGTCCCCATCATATTTTCTTGTAAGGACGTATAGCCGTTGGTATACGGAAACTCGTTGGAGTTCATAAGTTCCTTTGTAAGATTAGTAACAACGATACACTCAACGGGAGGAATACCATCTTCTCCGCCAACGACTTCGATATTGACGCCACTCTTTTCAAGTGTATTCAACTTACTGATAACCTTGCTCTTGAAAGGAGACACAGCAGCGGTTCTGTTGATAAAAGACTCTTGCTTCTTGATAATTTTTTCAATAGCAGCCATCTTCTTATCGGTCAAAACTTTTTTCTCTGCCTTGGCAGGCTTATCGGACTTTTCATTATCCGTATCCTCTTTGTCTCCATCGCCAGTATTGTCGGCATCATCCGAGTCGTCTTCGCCATTAGCGTCATCGCCGTCCCCCGAATCATCGGAATCTGGAATACTATCCACCGAATCCTCGGTTCCGCCAAGGAAATCAGAAGAAGAATCATCACCGTCTTCTGACTTGGTGCTATTCTTTTGAGAAGAATTGGAGTTATTGTGACCATCAATCACATTCTTGATAATCTCTTCGACGATCTCCATAGAAAGATCTCGCCTGCTCACAGCAGTAGAAAGTTCATTTCTAAGAATGTTCTTAACATCCAGCATCTCCGTAATCTTGCGAAGACCAGGCAAAGCATCTGGATCGTAGTTCTTATTTACAAGGTTTGTAAAATGAAACTTATAATTGCTAAGAGTAGGAGTACGATAGTTGTCAGACTGAATAGCCTGACCAATCTCAGGAAGATTGAAATATCTATCATACAAGGCGTGATAATAACCACGATAGCCAGGAGCAATCTGATATGCCCAAGCATCAATGTATCTATCTTCAACGACGTTGAGAATATACTTACAAAGTTCGCCAATATCGTTGTGGTTCATCAAACCGTTGGCGGATTTGACAAGATTATTGGGAACCTTGCCCCACAGCGTCTTGATAAGAGAAAAGTCAGACTTTACGATGTGAGCGGCTTCGTGTAGAGCAATACCAACGGTAGGATCAAACTCACCCTTGGAGATTTCGCCTCCAATATACACAACCTTGCCATCAGTCATTGACGTACTCTTTTCTGCAAAACGAACAGGAATGTTCTTGCCGGTAAGAATATACACAAAATTACTGACCGCACGGCGGTACTCAGACAACTTGATAAGTCCGTATGTAGTATCTACATCCAACTTTTCTTTAGAAAAGTCCTCACCAAGCCAGAACTTGGAATACTCTGCGTATTTCTTTTTCATTATTAGAAGGGGGTGCTGCCGTCAGGAGTATTGGCGGTAGCGGTATAAAGATTGTTGTTGGTCTCGGTGCTGATATACTTTTGCACAACCTGCTTTACCAGAGTACGTTCGGAATCAAGTCCACCATCATCCGGATAATCGGGATAAATAACCATATCAGCAAGTTCTGTGAGGTTGAATCCATCGACGGTAAGTTCGGCCATTTCCTTGACGCTACGAGTAGAAATGAACTTACTCAACTTGCCCTGAGAAGCAAACTCGCGGGTAGCAGCAGCAATTTCCGTAACCGCCAGCATGGTGTTCATATTGGCATCGGGGCAGTGGGTCTTGATGAGTTCCATCTCTGTATTCTGCGAAAGAATATCAACCTCAATCTTGACGGTGAAACGATCAAGTAAAGCCTTGTCCATCACGCGGGTAGCGGTATATTCGTTGCCAATGTTGGTGGTTGCGATAAAACATACCCCATCAGCAACTCTCACAACTTTTCCACCCGATTCGTCCAGTCGCAAATACTTTTGATTGTCGAGCACTGGCATTAAAATATTCATAGCGTCGGGATGGGCTCTGCTCAACTCGTCGAGTAGAATAATTGAATTCGGTGTAGAGATGGCCTTCACAAATGGAGATTCTTGGAAGAATGTCCCAGTTTCTTTGGAGAATTGAGTATTTCCAATTAGCGTAGCTCGGGCATCTTGCGTACTCCCAAGGTTAATGGCCATAAATGGCCGATGTTTCTTATAAGTTACTTTGTATGTTTTGTTTTTCACGACGATATATTTCCCATCTTTTTTTTGTTGCTTCTGCAATATTTTTTTTACCTTCTTTTGTCAAGAATGATTTTCCTTTTCTTGCATCACTAATTTTTTGTCTTGTCTTTTTTGAATAAACTTTTCCTTTATTTGCTTCACTTGCTCGTTTTTTTTGATATTCGGATTGAGATTTTCCGAACATTGGATTTGACTCTCCTTGATTGTGTTCTGTTATTTTTTTTCTATATTCTTCGTTTTTAAATGCTCGCTTAACTGCTCGGCTTATTTTTTTTCGTGTTTCTTCTTTGGTGACTATCTTTGGTCGTAAACCACTGTTTCTTTGTAAATTGTATGAGTTTTGGTCATTTATCGCATTGTATTTATCAATCCAGTATATCTCTCGTTCCAATAGGTTTGATAAATCTTTACCCACCACAACTTCCAGAGTTTCTTTTACGAAGTTATTTTTGCCGTATTTTTTTATCGCGGATTTAAGAGCAAGTCCAGACCCGTAATAATGTGGGTTGTTTCTGCTGTCTTTTCCGATGTAATAGTTTCCATTAAGAATATTAGTAGTTTTGTATATTATCATGACATATATAAATATAAGTCAGTAGAATATTCCACGCCATTATTTTAGTTCTTCTGTTTTTATAATAGTGATATTTTCTGTAGCCTTGAGTTCGTTAAGGCGTTCTTCCGTAACCTCTTCTTCAATAGTTTCAGAAAGGGCTTCAACCAAGCATTGGACCGCGAAGGTTTTCCCATGTCCTGTTGGACCAACAATAAGAATATTCTTGCCACGCAGAGCACTGCGAACAAGATACTTCCACTTGATATCCTTCATATATAGCTTGCTGGGCTTGATGTCAGCAGACTGGTCGATAAACGTCTTGGTGTCGGTGGGCATATTCTTTTTGGTCTTATTCATATGTATGTACTATGGTACACTTTTTATATGAAGTCAATAAAAAACCCCACATTTTTGTGTGGGGTCTTTAAGTTGTTGATTATTAAGACTTATCAATAATCGCTTCCAGCGCCAGCGAGCTTTTCATAAATCTCGTCGTCTATGTTAGATACTATGGATTTTTGATCTATAGTGTCTCCAGCATTAAATAATATCTCGCTTGTTTGATTTCCTTCTGCATCAAACACATATGTATCTTCTTTTGCAGTTACTATAACCTTAGTTATTTCGTATCCACTTCCCGGATCATGTGTTCCAAATTCATGGTCAAAGCTCGCATCGGCATATTCTCCTTCGGCGTATACTTCAACATTGACTTCTATTTGTTCAGGTAAATTTTTTCCTAGTTTCTTTGGATCTATGTCTACCATCGTATCAAATGTTGTATCTACGCTTGCAGGAACTCTGCGTTTTTCGTTCAAATGCTCAAGCACCAATTTTTTGTGCTTTTCAAATGTGTCGTTGATTATGCTTTTTTGTTTCATATTATGCTTTCTTTTCTTTTAGAGCAGGAGTGTCTTTTAGTTTTACAGATAGCTTGTCTGGGCTTTCTGTGCTTTTATCGTGTTTTAGATATGCGGATTTGGCGTCTGCTTTATCTTTCAATACCTTATCTACAATCTTTTCAATCTTGTCAACGATGCTTCCGCCGAGGGCTGGAGCAACGTCTTTGTTGATAGGAGCATTTTCTTTATCTACTTTCTCTTCCGCCTTTACCGTAGTATCATCTGCTATTTCAACTTGAGTTTCTTCATCGGCATCATCCATCTTGTCGGCTTCATTGGCTTCTTCTTTTTCGGATGGCTTCTTACCAAATCCTTTTAGACTCTTATCATATGCTTTTTGGACATATGTCTTATCTGAACTTTCAGCATGTTGTTTTACAAGTTCCATTGCTGCTTCAAGAGAAATACCACGAGCAATCTTTCTTTCAGATTCATTTGTAATAGACACAACGTCATAGCAATGATCGCAGTTTTTGCTTAGTTGAACTTCTTGGTTGCCTTTCATTCCTGCGGTTTTTCCTGTGCCACGGATTTTCATTACGTTGGCGTCCTTGCCCATTGCCTTGGTTAGTGCTTCTTCGCCAGTCAAATCCTTCTTATCTGATTGAATAGGTGTACCAAACTGATTGTTGGTGATTTCTTGCAATACTAACTTTTTGATGGCTTTTTTTAGAAGTTCACGATTCATAAATGTATATATGGTTTAGTATATAAATATTATTATATAACAAAAAACCGCCGTATTATTGGCGGTTATGTGTGTTTTTATAGTATTATGCTTCGCAACTCTTGCATTCTAGGATGCTTCTACCCAGTTCTTGGGCAGGATTTGTGCCTCGTTGATAATAAAGGCACTTTATACCCTGTTCCCAAGCGAATATAACCAATTGATTTACATCTTTGACTGGAGTCTTGGGATGAATCATTAGATTGAGAGATTGACCTTGATCAATATACTTTTGGCGTGCAGCAGCCTGAATAATGACTTCCTTCTGACTAATCTCACCAAACGTCTTGAATACATCCTTTTCGTGTTCTGACAGGAACTCAAGGTGTTGAACACTGCCACCCTTGAGAAGAATGCTCTTCCAAGTATCTGCATTATTCTTGCCGTGCTTTTCAAGTACTGCTTCAAGATATGGGTTGCGATAAGTGAACTTACCTTTAGCCAAGTCCTTTGTATAATAATTGCTATTCAGCGGCTCGATACTTGGCGAAACTTGACCAAGGATGAATGAACTGCTTGTAGTAGGAGCAATCGCCATTGTAGTAACATTACGACGACCATATCCCTTTAGTAGCGGTGGCTCACCATATTCCTTGGCCATTTCCTTACTGGCAGCATAACTCTTGTCACGAATGACCTTATGGATTTGAGTATTCAGAAGTTTGGCTTCCAAGCTCTCAAACGGAATCATTTTGCTTTGTAGGAATGAATGCCATCCAAGCACACCAATACCAAGTGCTCGCTGATTCTTGGCGAAGGTATGAGCAGCCTTTAGAAAAGGAATATTTTCAGTTGCCTGAATATAATCTTCCATAACCGCATCAAGGAAGTATGTCATTGTTTCTACAGCGTCCGTGCTCTTCCAATCCTCATAATGAAGTAGATTCATAGAAGATAGATTGCACACGAATGTTTCTTCAGCAGAAGAACTCAGGCAGATTTCAGAACATAGATTAGAAGCGTGAATCTTCATCTTCTTGTCCTTATATACTTCTGGGGCATTATCATTTACATTATCACTGAAGAAAATGTAAGGATAGCCAGACTCAAACCGCTTTTTGAGCACTTTCGCCCAAACAGCACGAGCGTCCTTATCGCCTTCAATCATCTTCTTCATGAACTTATTGCTAACGCAAACACCAATGCTCAAGTCTTGAATAGCGTGCCCTTCTTCACGAATACCAAGGAACTCCATAATATCTGGATGTTCAATTGGAAGATATGCCGCAAAACTGCCACGGCGTACATTTGACTGCGATACTACGCGAGTAACCGCATCAAACATTTCCATAAAATGGACAGGACCAGAACTTGTGCCGCCTACGCTAATAGGCGTACCTCTGCTACGAAGATCACCAAAATAACCAGAAGTACCGGCACCATACTTTGTAAGCATACCAACTTCAGCAGTCTTTTCAAGAATAGCATTCATAGTGTCAGACACATATGAACCATTACAAGAAATAGATAGTCCGCGTCCATTACCAAAGTTTGCCCAAACAGGAGATGACAATGAATACCATCCTTTGTGCATATAGGACTCAAACTTTTCAGCGAATCCTTTCTTTTTTAGGATCTTTTCCGCAGCCTTGGAAATCTCGTGGATTCTTTCTTCTGCGGTCTGCCCTTTGGGCAAATATCCTCTTTCAAGGAATGTGATGCTGTCCTTGTTCAGCCAATAAATGTCCTTACTCATATATATTAAAATAGGTCGTCTGCTTGTATAGACTGTGTTTTCTTTGCGTATTCGACCGGTCTCTTATGGAAGAAATCAGTCATAGTATTACCCATTACATCCTCATCCATCCAAGTAGTCAACTCAATAATGCTTTGCGGCACATCAAATATTTTTCTGAAGCCAATCATCTCAAGCGAATCATTTAGACGACGCTGTACATATCCCTTTAGAATATCTGCACTAATCTTTTCATCAGCATAATCACCGATCATCCAATCAATAAGTTTGCATTCAGCATTATATGATTCTTGAGCTTCGTGAATAATTTTTTCTTCAAGTTCAGCATCAAACAACTCCGGTAGTTCTTGGCGAATAGTATTTACAATCTTTCCACCGGCCAGACCGTGTAGTGTTTCTTCTTTTGCCGTGTATGCAACCTGCTGGGCAGTATCCTTCAATAATCCTTTATAACGATTGAACCAGTTGATAATATAAAACTGGCTAAATAGAGACACGTTTTCAACATAAAGCGTGAAAAGGATCAGCGAGTATATATACTGCTTACGATTGTCTGTATATACCTTATCAAGATATTTACGAAGATACTTTACTCGACCTTGAATAATGTCAAGTTTTAGGTTTTCTTCAAACACATCCTGCATTTGTAGCACATCCAATAGTTTTTCATACGCATTGTTATGAATAACTTCAATATTGCCCATAGTAATGCCAAGATCAGATAATGCTGGATGTGGCAATGTATCACCAAGTTTCGTCCAAAATTTCTTTACAGATATTTCTATCTGTCCGATTGCACTCAAAGCATTCTTGATAATGACCTGCTCTTGCGGAGTTAGTTCAGTTTTGTATTGCTGTAAGTCGGATGTGAATGTGAACTCGTTTGGAGTCCAGTGTCCAGCCCACATGGCATCAATATATTCTTGTGCCCAGGGATAGCGATTTGGCTTACGAGCGATTTGTTCGTCAAAGATTGTCATAAAAATTTCCTCCGCTTGGTATTATTGTGTGGAGAATAAATACGTGTTATAAAAAATAAATTATGCAAAAAAATTTTACAAAATTTTCTCACAAATTGACGTTTTCGCCATTTTGATTTTGGCGAGAACTATTCCATTTATTCTTCAACATCGTCTTCATAGAAGACTCGTCATCTTCCATACCGGACTGAATAGCCATTGCTTCTTTTGACTTAGAATCATAGATCTCAATCTCGCCGTTGCCGGTATTCATTTTGGCATACAAAGTGATGCCATCAGGACCAAAGCGGTTCTTGATTACGTGACAACGAGCAGTATTGTTGGCTTTGTCTTGCATGTTTCGTGTTACGCTGAACACAAAATCGGCAGTCATGATCTTACGATACGAGTCAGCAATATTATGTGCCTGAACAACGTCTTCCTGACCGCCGCTTCGGTTTGTTTGTGAAGCAGTCCATACAGGAATCTGTAGTTCTCCTGCAACTTGCCGCAGTTCTTCATAGATGTTTCC